CGTCAATAGCGTGATATGCGTTCAAATCCTGAGCGAGTTCAGGAGTCCATTGTGCTTTCAACTTACGAGTTTTAGCAACAATAGCTTTTGAACGAACGTCCAAGTTGATTTCAGGAATATCGATGTCAGAACCGAAAGCTGCTACGGCTCCATCTTCGAAGTCACCACGTGAACTATCAGTAGGTTGTTTGTGGTATGCTACTTCGAAATCTCCTTCAAGAGAAGAAGAAGCACCAGCTGCTGCTGATACGAAAAGAACGATGTTAGTACCACTTACTGTGTTAAACGCGTTTAGGTTAGATACAACAGCGGAACCACTAGCTTGGAATGCACGTACACCTTCCAAATCTGGGTTTGTGAATTGAGCTGCTGCGATTGTTACTTTGGTAATTTCACCAGCTGCTACAGAAGCAGAAAGTGTAGTATCAAAGTTTACATCGGCTTGTGAAGCAGATGCGTAAGAAGTTACAGTAACTCCACTTGTTACAACGTCATTGATAGAATATCCGAAACGTCCAGCACCGTAAAGACCGTTTACAGCTGCATCAGTAGGAGCGTCAGTTGGATTGTTACCAGTTCCACCGTAAAGTGAAGTTCCGTTAAATGCTGGTTTAGCATTTTGAACTGTTCCGTATTTGTAATCAAGATAGAATACAAGACCGGAAGGAAGGTTCATTGGTTGTACAGAAACAAAGTTCTGTGCGGCGATTTCGCCGAAAACTCTACGAACAAGAGGAAGAGCTACACCAGCCCATTGTTCAGAGTTAGCAGTTGTACCAGTACGAGTAGCCTCGTCCAAAAGTTGTTTAGCTTGGTTTTCAAGAACTTGAGCCATAGCAGAAGCTTGTTGTTCGGATTTTAATCCTTCAAGAAGTCCTGTATGTTCCCACTTAGAAACTAGCTCTTTAGCCTTTTGGCTTTGGATATGTCTTTCACCGGCACTTTCAACTAATTTTTGAATGTTATCCATTGTGTTTATCCTTTAAATTAAGAGTTATTTGTTATAAGAAATTAATCTTCTAAATCTATCAGCAACTGCATTTCCTTCGGAAATGATTTCTTGCGTTTTAGGTTTAGTAGATGTTGTGGGTTTTGATGCGAATCCTTCAGTGATAGAAGCAACACTCTTTTTAGTTTTAAAAGAGTTGTTCATACTCAAAGATTCTGCTAATGTACTAAATACCAACTTAGTCTCACGTACAGATGAAGTACGGTCAAAAGATTCAACTACTTTCATTTTTTGGTCATTAGAAAGATTGAATTTTCTGAACAACTTAGTTGTATATAGGAGTTTAGCGTTCAACAGGTTTACTTCATTTAACTTACTTCGTAGGATTTCTACTGCCTCACGATGTTCCGCAAGTTCGGAAGCTAATCTACTGTTTTCTTGTGCTAATTCTGATTCTTCTTCTTCCTCTTCTTCAACTGTTTCTTCTTCATCTTCTTCAGTTAAAGCGGATAGAAGCTCATCAAGGTCGATGATTTCTTCATCATCTTCTTCGGAATCCATATCCATTTCCATTTCCTCTTCACCTTCTTCATCAGAGTCCATATCCATTTCCATTTCTTCCTCTTCTTCTTCCTCACCACCGAGTTCTGCTTCTAATTCAGCAATAACGGCTTCGAGGTCAAGGTCATCTTCATCTTCCATTTCTTCTTCCATTTCTTCATCAGAGTAGTCACCTTCTCCAATTTCTGAATCATCAGAAGCAACGTCGGATGGTTCTTCATTTTCATCATCGATGTCAGATGGTTCTAATTCTTCTTCCATCTCATCATCGTGTTCTTCTTCATCGATAGAAGCGTCATCAGCGTTAGTTGGGTCATCATACCCATCTTCTTCTTCGGAAACTTCATCTTCATCACCATACTCACCTTCTTCGATTTCTTCTTCTTCCTCGTTCCATCCTTCTTCCATTTCTTCATCTTCTACTTCATTTTGTAAATGACGAGAAATCATAGATTTGATACGAGGTTCAAAAGCCTCTTCCAATGCGAGTTTGGCGTTAGCAAGAGCGGTTTCACGAACTTGAAGAGCGTCATCTAACACTTCATCAACGAGTGATTTTTTTACTTGTGCCATACGATTTACAATTATAGGTTAAAATTTGTGAAGTCAATTTGGATGCTTCAATAGACGTGTTTAATAATCGTTGACACCATATATAGAAAAGCGATGATGTATTCGTTTAAGAATAAATATATACGTATATAAAAAAAAACTAAATTTTTTTATATATTTTTTTGAGAGTCCTTTTTCGCCTTATACTTAGCGTCTAACTTTTTCTTTCTCTTTATAACGGAGGGCTTTACAAATTCTTGTCTATCTCTGTATTCTTGGAGAATTCCAGTTTCTTTTACTCTCTTCTTAAATATAGATAATGCTTTCTCAACATTATTATATCTTACTTTAACACCTACATTTATAACCGGCATATTGTTTTTATTTATTTTACTGATTCTCTGAAACCTGAGCCTGATAATCCATTACCCTTCTTGAATTCCCAATTATCAGTTCCCGCCATCATACTTCCCAAAAATTTATCACCATAATGCCACTCAATATAATTATATTGTTTTTTAATTTTATTGAATTCAGGTGTAGCGGATAATTGAGATAAACGTGAAGTATCAGATACTTTCACTTTCATTGTTTTATCAGGTCTTCGTTGATTGTAGTTTTTGAATAAATCAAGTTCTAATTCTACTTTGGCTTCGTTTACTACGGATTCAATATTTAATTTACTATAAACTTGTTCTGTTTTAGATAATGCGTTTGTTACTACTGAAATATAGTTATAAACATCTTTCTTAACATCGTATGTTGGTTTGAATGATAATCGGTTTCCAATTACTCTTTGTATCATATCAACATCATCACCTTCCATATTTTGAACATTGAATGGAACAAACTTATTACCATCCCACATTGGAGTTGCATATACTACTAAATTAATACCTTTTTTAGTATACTCAAATGTTCCAGCACGAGAATCTACATCCAATCTCCATCCTTTAATATTTTTTCCTTTTAATGCTACTTTAACCGCATTTTGTAATTCATTTGCGTAATCGTAATCATCAGATGCTTCGTTTACGGATTCTCTAATACCACCTTTGTTGATGTTAGAAATCCATCCGTTCTTAATAAACCAATCCATTTTCTGCTCAAATGATGGGTTTGTTTTCTTAGCCCACATATTGTAATCAACTTTTTTGTTGAATTGTTTTTGGTTTTGTAGGATAGCTTTGATTACTCTATCTTTATTAGTATCACCTTTGGATACATCTTTCATATTTAACTTCGCCCAAGTTTTGTAATCAACTAAGGTTACACCATCATCATCTTTATAATACCCAAATACTAACTTACCTTTACCGTCAGAGAATACAGTCTTACCAACAACGTCAGCTTCACTTACTACGGATTCTAACCTGAATGGATTAAATAAACCTCTTTTGTTTATTTCCTTTTCGGTAGATGGTGCTACTTTTGCTTTTGATTGGTGTTTGAATTTAATAGGATTGTATTTTTCTAATTCATCTACACTAACATTACCATCGGCATCGGTTTTTACTTCACCATACTTATCATCACCCATTCTTACGATACCAACAGTTTTAGTTCTTTTATTGTAAACTAAATCATCTACTTTGAACTTACCTTCGTTTACTACGGATTCGTTTGGATTCATTTCTAAATCTTTTGGGTCAACCATAATAGTTCTACCATTTGGAAATGTAACTTGTATATCACGTCCAATAGTATTTTTAACATACCCCGACATTCCAGCGAATTTCTTTTTATCCATAACATACTTAGGATTATCAACAACCCTAACCATATCACCTTTGCGGAAATTAGCTTCACTCATCATTCGTTCTCTAATAGTCTGTCTAGCCATTTCACGGATTTTCTGTTCTACTTTCTTTGGTAGTCCAGCGTGTTTTGTTGATGCGAAATCCTCAATATCTTTTTCACTCATAGAATCCACAATATCCAAAACTTCCTGCGATGCTTCGGACCGAGATACTTCTCCACGTTTAACTGCTAACGCTAATCCAAAAATCTTTTGTTGTTGTTGTGATACTGCCGGCATTTAGAATCCTCTTTTTAGTAAGTATAAGTTTCCACCACCGATGGATGAAACTTTTTCCAATGATAGTTCGTGAACTACTCCAGCGTCTAAATCACCTAACTCAATAGTTCCACCATTTGATAGATGTAAACTACCACTAACACCATTACCACGAATGATAGCTCCGTATCCATAGTTAGAACCTGTTAATACCAATTCGCCTGATGTTACAGTAGTTACAGTAGCGAACTTACCAGGATGTCCTAATTTATTATATTGTTCAAACGCCATATTCTTGCCCTAATTCCATTATAATTTTTGAGATAATATCTTCTGTTTTACAATAAATATCACAAACAGTTGGATTTACTCCCTCTGAAATTGGTGATAAAAATGCACCGTGGGTAGATGGATTACTTACAAAGTCAAACGCAATTAAGTTAAAATCTTCTTGAACTTCTAATCCATTTGGTGATTCTTGAACCGAACCCATACCACGAGATGAAATACCTAATCTAATACCACTTCTAAAAAGTTCCTTTAAAATATTCCCACTTGGTGTTGGTAATACTTCCACTTTACCTACTACATCATCACCATTCCAACTAATCTCTACAACATTATGAGATACATTTTGGAGGTTCACCACGGAACTATCGGGGTGGTCTAATTCACCCAATGCTCTACGTTCTTTAATAAGAGTTTGATATTGAGCCACTTCACGTTCTAAAATGTGTTTTGGATATACTCTACCATTTTGATTTTTAGAACCAGCTCTTTGCAAAACACCACTAACCAATAACTTTCCGTTATCTTCCTGTAATCGTGCTTCAAATAAAGTAGTTTCTATCAATAAGTTGTTCATACCCAAACACCCCTTTTCTTAAATAAATCAAACAATACGTTTGCAATTTCCTGTCTAATAAGTTTTCTAATTTCTCTCAAATCAGAATCTTGGAGTTCTTCATTAACAAAACCCTCTAAACGTTCCATAAGTAGTTTTTCAGAAATCATAATGAAAGTCTATTTAGTTTTTCGTTAATTCTCGAAATCCGTGTTCTCATTTCTTTCAATTGATTGGTAGTTCTTTTATGGTATTTATCAGTTCCCACTTGATTCTCTTTTCTAATTCTACCAAACCAGTTTAAGTATTTTTCAATCTCGTGTAATTGTTTATTTACGCTTGAGATTCCATCTGCTATCTTTCGAGGCGGTGTTCTATTTATATCACGTTTAAGGTCTAACCATCTGTTCTCTACGATAGTGTATCCTTGATTTTTAAGATATTTCTTTTTCTTATCATCATCGCTTTCTCCTGAAAATGCGAATGGGGTATTGTAACCAGCCACATTCCCAGTCGTAGTAGCTTCATTCATACTACGAACTTTTCTCAATACTTCTTTTACAATTACACGAAGTGTTTTATCCATTTACTTTCTCCAATTCATCTACTAAATCATAAAAATGTAACATAGCCTTAAACTGTTCGTTTTTTACTGTATTACCTTTTTTGATTTTATCTATCATCTTGATAGTTTCGGTCAATTTGATTTTAGTAACTTCTGATTTAGTTTTGGTTACTTGTTCCGATAATGTTTCTTTTATCTCATCAACTTCTTTATTGATATATGCTCTCAAAGAGTTTGTATTAGAAACATTATTAATAAATTCTCTTAATAGTGATTTTTGTTTTCTACTTAATGGTGAATACTTTTTGTTGAATTTCTCAATCATTAGTTTGTAAGCCAAAAGTCTTACTTCTTTATCTTCTTTCATATATCGTTCTGATACATTAGAATTCACACTTTTGTATTCTTCACCTTTTGTGATAAAGTCGATTAGAGTTCCTTTACAATCATCATATTGTAAGATATTACTTTCGTTTAGTTCACTATTCTCAAACAAAATATAAATCGAACCTAATATCTTATACTCATTCAATTGGGTAGAAAACATATCATCGAGATTATAGTGTGCTTTAATCTCTTTTACCAAGTTATATTTTTCTGTTCTTAATTTCTCTCTGTTTAATCTGCTATGTAAATTAGCTACCTTCTCAATAAAATCATTAGCTCTTGTTTCATTTACAAATTTTTTCTTTACGATAGCGTCGTATAGAGAGTATTCTTTATACAATTCTGTGTTTTTGTTGAAGTATTTTTTAATCATAGAAAGAGCTTTACTTTCATTAACTCCCTCCATTGTATCTACTGTTACCTGCCGTGTTAGAATCTCAAACAAAAATCCAGTGTTTTTGTATTTGGAATGTTTAATTTTTTTCATCTTTTACAATTTTATTATAAATATAAATATAATAGTTATTCATTATCTTTTAAGATATTATCTTCCGATAGCATTGTTTTAACGGGCTCATATCTTGGGATTTCTTTTTTTAGTGAATCCAATATGCTTTCGTTCCTACTACGTTCCTTTCTACCGATTGGGTCTCTTCCCATCACATAATCATCTTTTTCATAACGTGAGGTGTCCTTTTGTCTACCTCCTTGCTTACCGTAGTTCTCAAAATCCTTAGATGTATAATACCCTTTGTTTTGATTTGGTTCACTATACTCATCAGATGGGTCTTCGTCTGCTGCGTTGAGCATTCCGTCTAACTCATCAAACTCGCCACCCTCTTCTCCATCTCCACCAAATTCATCTCCACCTTCACCCTCGGCTCCTTCTTCTTCGGGGTCTCTTCCTTCCATCTCAAGAGTATTAAATCTGAATGTTCGTTTCATATCTTCTAATAATCTATCACGTTCTTCCTCAATATCATCATCTGTCATATCCAAGATATTCTCATAAATCCAATCTTGCGATAGAATCTTTTCAGATTTAATATCACGGATAAGTCCTAATTTAGATGATAGAATCTCAATCTGCTCACGTGTATAGATTGTAGATGGGTTGTTTAACCGAACACTAAAATCAACAAGTTGCTCATCTTTGTATCCCTGTGAATACAGGTGAACAATAGCGATTTTAGTCAACTCACTTTCTACAATACGTTGGATTCGTTCTATGGTTCTAGCGAATCTAATATCTTCCTGTGCGAGTGTGGCTTTACCATTTAATCCTTCCTCATACCCCAAGTATGCTTTTGGTATTTTTAGAGCGGATAATAGTTTATTTTTAAGATACTCAATATCCTCCGTTCCATCGTAGGATAATCCACTTAACTCACTTATTTCAGTGCTATTGTTTTGACCACGAACGGGTAAGTAGAAATCCTCGGTCATATTCTGAATGTTATATTTCAGATTATAATCACCTGTGCTTCTATCTATATGTGGTTCTTTCTTCATTTTAGAAATCACCTGCTCCATATAGTTTTCCACTTCATTGGGTGGAATATTACCAATATCAATCTTAAACACTCGCTTGGATGGTGCTCTCATTATACGGTGAATCAACATCGCATCTTCCATCAACTGCAATTGTTTATGGATTCGTCTACCATTCTCAATCATTGATTTACCGTAGGGAATAAAATTACTATCACTCAATAAACGGAAGTGAGCCATCTCATAACTTTCATACGAGATATTTTTCTCTAAGGTATTCTCAAACTTCACATAGTGTGGGTTTTCAGGGTCAGTATCTTCTAATCTCTCAATCTCGTGAACCGATAATGGTTTAACGTTTACAATACCATACTTTTCGTTGATGTCCAAGTGTAAAAAGAAATCACCATACTTAGCCAAGTTTCTTACCCACGGCCATAAGTTAAAATCTAAATTCATAATATCATAGAAAAGATTCTCTAATATATCTTTGATATTATCATCACTTGAGTGAATTTTTATTAAGTTTCCACTCTCATCTCGGGTTGTAGATTCATCAGCGTAAATATCCAATGCCGATGCGATAATTGGGTCGGCATCCATAATATCATAATCACGATAGAGTTGTTCTCTCATCGCGGAATATCCTGTGATTTGGTCACGGGAATTAGCGGTTAGTGAGCTTCTATGAATTCTTCTAAACTTATCTTTAAGATAGTCTTGATTAAACGCTTGAAGCTTAGATGTATCACGAACTTTTAGACCTGAACCACTTGGGTTCTTTCTAACAATAACGTTCGTAGAAAACAAACGTTGTAATCCAGCTCTTAAACTATTATCTGCCATACTCTGTTATTTTAATTTTCAGTGATGTATCACCTTTGATTATTCTATGATATTCTTTTTTTGTTATGTCCAACGTATCCCCTACTTCCATTGGAAAAGGTAATCCGTTTTCGTATTGGAACATCCACCCTTTACCTTCCAATACCTCTACTTTTCTATTTCTTTTATCTCGATGCCATACTAATTCTTCATCATTAGTATCAACCTCAAATACTCTAATTCTTTCATCAGGATTTAACTGATTATCCGTATATGGGTTTACCACCATTGACCTCCACCACTTAAACCTAATTGTTTAGCGTAACGTGGAAGTCGGCAAGACCAGTAACCAGCCGAGGTTTTATCTGTTTTTTGTGGACAGTTATGTCTATCACTAAATGCTTTTCTAGCTTTTGGGTCTTTTAGTTTTACAGCCAACTTACCTCCACCACCAGCGGCACCAAAGGAAACTTTCTTTACTTTATCTCCATCTTTCACATATACATAGAACTTTTTAGAACCACCTCGTTTAGGTTTATTCAGTTCTACATCTTTACCTTGGTATTCAGCCTCGTTCATCGGCATTGGAAAATCCAACATAACTTTTTTACCTTCATAAATACCAATCTTACCAATATCGCTTTTTAAGAAAAACTCTTCTAGCTCATCAATTGGTTTTAATCTTCCGTGTTCATATAACTTTCTAGCTTCGTTATATAATCTAAAATAATTAGTGCTACCAAAACGATAAACGTTCTCATCCAATGGTATATTATTTTCTCTGTGGTAAGTTAGTCCTTCGGATAGTTGTATATTTTCTTTGATAATCATACTGAAATATAATATTATTCTTGTATTGTTCCAAATACTTATCTAATATATAAATATATCCTATCAGTTAAATAACCAACGAATATCTATTTCTTCTCCGTTGACCACTTGTTTATATGGGTCTCCCCCCTGAATGTTATTAGATGTGTAAATAGGGGTGGATGACTTTCTCATATAACTTAGAGATTGTTTGGTAAGTTCTATACCCTCTTGTCGTAATCGAAGAGCCGTATCTCTAACCCACAAAGCCATTGCGTAACTCATTACCAAGTCATCATTGTAACCTCTCATAGCTTCTGCTCTTTGCCCTAACCAAATAAATGTAAATAGTTCATCAACTAATCGTTCATCAACAATCTCCACCTCTTTCTTTCTAACGTATTCATCCAACTTAGAAATCAACATAGGTCGTGTTTTGGATGAAGTTGTGAATCCCGGCTTTGTAGGATTATCGTAATTTTGATGTTTTCTGTTTACGTGTGTGTAATGAACATCTACTACTTGCATATCGGCTGATGAATAAAAAATGTTTGGATAGTCCAAATCAATCAACTCTTGTAATACTGCCCATCCAATATTCGCGTTTTCAACTACAAGTAATGCGTTATTATATTCTCTACCGATAGAATTTAACATCCTACCATATTCTTTTGTTTCCACCTTCCCTTTATATGAACCAACCTGTCTCATAGTTTCTACTTCCATAATATGAAAGGCGGAGTAATCGGCACCATCTCCTCGGGCAACGTCAGCAGTTATTAAATAATCTTGTGAGTAATCAGGATATTCCCAAAGCCATAGATTGGCATCCCTACCTCTTTTCTCTATGGGTTGTTTTACGTGATTATCTTGATACCATTTTAGAACCTCACCCTCAATAACAGTATGACCAGATGAAATAAAATCACAATCACATTCCTGTGCTGCGAGTTTAGGTCCAAGGATTTTATCCTGTTCATCTCTCCACTCTTGTCCTCTATCTGGGTGTAAACTCCAATGTAAATTGATTGGGTTAAAAAAGTTCTCTCCTTCCTTAGCCCCTACCCACATTCGGTGAAACCAATTACCCATACCGTTTGGAGTAGAAAGTGCGATACACTTACCGCCCGTGGCGAGTGTTTGTTGAGAAGCTCCCCATATTTCATCAATGTAATCAATGAAAGCCGCCTCATCTAATATCAATAACGAAAGAGATTCCGAACGACCAGCGTCAGGTGAACTTGCTACTGCTTTGATTTCTGAACCGTTTCCGAATTTTAGTGATAATTTATTATCTTCACTCGTTCTATTCTGCAACCACTTTGGTAAGTTCTCGTGTGCATATCTTACCTTACTTACTAAGTTTTTAGCCACATCTTGTTTCGTAGCGATTACCAATATCTTTTTATCTTTGTGGAATAACATCAACCATAATGCGTAACCAGCCGTAAGAGTTGATATACCCATCTGTCTAGCTTTCAGAATGATGTTGTAATCGTTGTTTATAAGTTCCTTAAATGCTAATTCTTGGAATCGGTATAAATCAAACTTGATACTACCTTTGGTTGGGTGTGCGATAGTCATATACTTTCTGAAAAAGTATACAGGGTCAGTCGCGCACTTCACATACTCTTTCTGTATGAGTTGTTTATAATCTACATTTTCCATTTACTTACCCAGCTTTACGAAATAAGATAATTCTAAATATGGATTATATTCCGTAAGTTCACCATAGGTATCATTTGTAACACCACCTTGTAGAATCAGTAACCTTTGTTTTTTTGTTTTCCAACCTAATCCAAAAGAAGCCGAACCAAAGAAATCTTGTTCATTGTATCCAAACCCAGCACCTAAATAGAGTTCGTTCTTTGGTAGTTCTTTTACGATTGTAGTGTTATAGATAGTTGGTATCTGAAATGTCCAATCTACTTTACGGGATTGTATTTTGTTCTGTGAAATAATATCTGTAAGAACCCCGTATCCTAATGATGATGGAGGTGTTCCACTTTCGGTTGTTACTCCATCGGGAAAATCATATTCTAATTTAAGTGTATCTAAGATAGTATATGATGCGAAATAATCTTCTAATATAGCGGTTGTATCAACATCAGATGGTATAACAACCTTAACTGTATCTGTTCTGTAAACTGTTTTGGGAACGTATTCTGTAACCTTTACTTCTTTTTCTACTACTACAGTATCTATTTTCTGTGAAAGGAGTTCGTAATCTTTTCCATTTACTTTGATAGTTTGTATATCACCATAGTCGTTAAAAATACCACTTAGGTATAAAACGTTTATGGCTAAACCAATGATTAAAACTTCTCTCCAATATTTTTTTATTTTCTTAAACATAACTTATTCATCTAAAAAGTCCTCTAACTCCTTGACTAATTCTTCTTCAGTCTTATCATCAGACCTCTTCATCTGATTCTATCTTTTTTACAATTCTAGCAGAAGTGTGGTCTTCACCATCTAAAGCGATTGTATCATAAATAGTTTTACCATCTTCGTAGCTATCGAACCAATAATAATTTAGTCCATCGGGTGAGCTACCCAAAGCCATTCTTTCATCTATTACTGAATCTTCCTCTTCTGATAGTAAATTCCCTTGATAATCAAATACCTGATATGCCATTTTTTTATCCTATTTTATTTATTTTTATTATAAAGTCTTTCTTCGGCGTCAGCCTGTGAGTATTTATCTACTTTTTTACTAATTCCTACCTTCTTTAATTCAGAAGATAACCAATCGTAGTATTTATTACCCATCTTTGTTTCTACACCAGAAAGTAAATCATAGAACTTTTTTTCGCTACCAGCCGATTGCTTAACCAATTGTTTAGCATCGGCTTCTAACAAACTTTTTAGTTCCTCAATAATAATCTCTCGTAATTTACTTTCAGTCAGTTTCATTTTCTGCGTCATAATTGTTATCAACATAGTTAAAGAACTCTTTCTTTTTATCTTCGCTATCGAAATCTGCTGGTGAATCTACACCAAACTTTTTAAGTGCAGCATCAAAGAACTGTTGATACTTTGTTTGTTCTTCTTCTACGAGTTGAGATACCAATTCTTTTAATTTTGTGTATTTCATTATTTTCCTTTTTCTATAAATATAATTATGAGTTAAATATTTTTGTCCACAACATTACAATACTTGCGGTGATGGTAGATAATATCAACCACAAGAACCGTGTGATGTTAGACTTAAACTGAACGAGTTCGTAATGCTCTCTGAAAAGTTTATCAAAATCCCTTTCCTTATCCTGTTGTTCCATTCTA